GAATGGGCGAACCTTCAATGGGACGTGGTCAGCCAGGAATGGGTATGCCTCCAATGGGACGTGGTCAGCCAGGAATGGGTATGCCTCCAATGGGACAGGGCCAGCCAGGAATGGGCGAACCTTCAATGGGACGTGGTCAGCCAGGAATGGGTATGCCTCCAATGGGACGTGGTCAGCCAGGAATGGGTATGCCTCCAACGGGGCAAGGACAACCTCCAATGGGACAGGGCCAGCCAGGAATGGGCCAACCACAAAACATGATTACAAAGAATGGCGAAGATGAAGATTCCATGCTAGATGATCAAGAAGCAGCTTATGCTGCTACTATACAACCACCGGCTGCAGCTGGAATAGGACAAATTGCACATGATGTTGATGGTAGAGGTAGTATTGATGGTATGGGACAAGGACAAGAATTAGGAACAATGCAAGGAAACAGCGATATGGAATCAGAAGACCCAAATATGAATTGCCCGCCCGGCGTAGACTGCAGTAAAATGCGAAAGCGTCGCGTTATGCCTTCTATGACAGCAGAGCAAGTTCGTAACGACATTCTTGGTATTTTTGGAAGTCAAAATCTTTCTGAAGACTTTATGTCGAAAGCTAGTTCAATCTATGAAGCAGCAGTTATGGCAAAGGCCAAGGATGTTATTGAAGAAATTCACGAACAATATGAAACTGCATTTGCTCAAGAAGTTGAAGATCAGAAGCAAGAATTAACTGAAAAGGTTGATTCATATCTCAACTATGTGGTTGAGGAATGGATGACAGAAAATAAACTTGCAATTGAAAACGGTATTCGTACTGATATTGCAGAAAATTTCATTGATAAGCTTAAGGGACTTTTCCTTGAGTCATATATTGAAGTTCCTCAAAATAAAGTAAATTTGTTTGATGAAATGTCATCTACGATTACAGAACTTGAAGGCAGAGTTAACGAGGAACTTACTCGAAATGTTTCTCTAATTAATGAAAATAAAGCAGCACGAGCAGTTGGAATCTTTACAGAAGAAACCAAGAATCTTACAGATGTTCAGTCTGATAAAATTGCTAAACTTGCAGAAAACCTTGAATTTGCATCAGAAGATGACTTTCGAGACAAAATGCGAACAATTGTTTACAATTTTGGACGAGCATCAGTTTTAACAGAAACAGTAATTAATACTCGTCCTATTGCGCAAAATATTGATAATAATAAATATCTTGTGGAAACAATGTTTGAGGATGATTCGCCAGCAGAAGAAGTTGTTTCGAATGATCCATACATCAAAATGTACTCAGATATTCTAACAAGATCCGTTCAAAAATAACAAAAGTATACATAATCTAGAACTTAAAAAGGAGATAAACTATGTCAGGTATTTTTCTATCAGAAAGCGTCAAAAACAAGTGGAAGCCCGTAGTCGAACATGCGGCTCTTCCAGCAATCACCGATAACTACAGAAAGACGGTTACAACCATTCTTCTGGAAAATCAACAAAGAGTTGGTCTACAAGAAGCACAGGGACTCAGTGGCACCCAATTAGGTGTTATTCAGGGCCCAACTGGAACTTCTGGTGGTATCGACGCATTCGATCCAGTGCTTATTAGCCTGGTTCGTCGTGCAATGCCTAATTTAATGGCATACGATATTGCAGGCGTGCAGCCAATGACGGGTCCAACTGGACTCATCTTTGCAATGCGTACCAAGTACGGCACAGACCGAGCTGGTGGAACAGAAGCTTTCTTCGGTGAAGCAAACTCTGGTTTCTCTGGTGCAGGTGGACACTCTGGTACTATGGGTGGAATCTTTGCTAATGATATTGGAAACACTCAGGTTGGTGCATTCGATGCTGGTAAAGCAGCTGCTACAAGTGCAGTTGAAAATGCCACAGGACTTCAAGGTTCAAGTATTACTCTTCCACACTCAACAGGAAGTACTACAACAACCGTACTTGCAACAACCTTTGCTGAAATGTCGTTCAGTATTGAAAAGACTTCAGTTGTTGCAAAGTCACGCGCCCTCAAAGCGGAATACACAACTGAACTTGCACAAGATCTCAAGGCTGTTCACGGACTTGATGCCGAAACAGAACTTGCAAACATTCTTTCAACTGAAATTATGTTTGAAATTAACCGAGAACTTGTTCGCACGATCTATGATGTTGCACAACTCGGTGCAGTTCAATCTGACTTGAATGGCAAGCAAACTGGACAGGGACTCAACGCTACTGCTGGTGGTGGTGTATACGATCTTGAAAAGGATTCTGACGGCCGTTGGAGTGCAGAAAAGTTCCGAGGACTTACCTTCCAAATCGAAAGAGAATGCAATGAAATTGCACGAATCACTCGACGTGGTAAGGGCAACTTTATTGTTGTCTCTCCAGACGTTGCTTCAGCACTTTCAATGAGCGGTGTTCTTGACTTCTCTCCAGCATTTAATGCTGCAATGAATGTTGATGTTACTGGTAATACTCTTATCGGTGCGCTTCATGGTGGTAGAGTCAAGGTTTATGTGGATCCTTACTCGGTAACTAACACAAACTTTGTTTGTGTTGGATACAAGGGAACAAGTCCATACGACGCAGGTATGTTCTACTGCCCATACGTTCCTCTTCAAATGGTTCGTGCAGTTGATCCTAACACTTTCCAACCAAAGATTGGATTCAAGACTCGCTACGGATTGGTTTCAAATCCATTCGTTACGAAGTCGATTAACGCAGACGGTACTCCAATCAATGTTGTAGGTGGAGTACAAAATGCCGACGGCGAAACGCTGTCTCGCAGAACGAATCCATATTATCGTATCTTCAGAGTCGATAATATTCACGGAACTGATGCATCGTACGGTGGTTCTTGATAGTTAACCACTCCTAATAGGTAAATAAGACTAGAGCGGACTAATCCTCCGCTCTTTTCTTTTATCTACATACTCGTAAGGAGTTTTCTCATGCCTAATGAACCATTGGGTTTAGCTCGTCAACCAACAACTATTGACTTACTACAAGTCAACAAGTTTAAATTAACAATTCACAATTATCCATACTTAGAGTATTTTTGTCAATCTGTGAATCTGCCTGGCGTTTCTATTCCTGAGTTTATACAACCAAGTCACTTTACAGCAATTAAAAGACCGGCAACAACAATACAGTATGATGATTTAGAAGTTGTGTTTCTAGTAACAGAAGATCTTAAGAATTGGTTGCAGTTGTATGATTGGATGACAAGAACTGTACCAACTCGATCATTTAAAGAAATCATACAACCAGAAAAAGACATATACTCAGATATAACTTTAAATATTCTGAGTAATAAATCTAACAGAGTAATGGAAGTTAATTATAAACAATGCTGGCCAAAATCTCTCTCTGGTATAATATTTGATACAACATCTTCTGATGCATCTAATACCACAGCAACAATTATCTTTTCTTATTCTGGCCATACAGTTATTCATAAAGATGATAATAAAGAATTGCCAGTAACCGTATAGTTTCTCTTGACTTTTCAACTATGATGAGTATAATCTAACTATGGCTATAGATATTGAAACAATTAAAACAATGCTTGGAACTGATTTAAAAATCAACGGTGCTGAATTAGATACAGAGTCCCTACGAATTCCTCAGATACACAGTAAGTATCTTAACATCTTTCACGATGAGAAGTTAATATTTCAATCGTTGCGAATGAAAAAGAGACTATTAATAAAGGATAAGTGGGAATACTATACAGGAAAGATGGATATGGATACTCTTAAACTTAAGGGATGGGAGCCATTCAATTTGAAGATTCTAAAGCAAGACGTGGGTATGTACATAGATTCAGATGCAGATATTATCAGTATTGATTCTAAACTAAGTATTCAGCAAGAAAAGGTAGACTTTTTACAAGAATCAATCAAGTCTATTAACAACCTTCAGTGGCATATCCGTGATGCTATTGCATGGCGAAAGTTTATAAACGGAGTTAATTAGTACATGGCCGATATTATCATAGATGATGTAGATTCAGTGAACATTAAGATTGCATGCGAGAAATCTATTGCAAAAGAACTATCAGACTTCTTTACTTTTTATGTTCCTGGTCACAAGTTTATGCCCGCATATCGCAATAGAATGTGGGATGGACAAATCAAATTATACAACATGTATAAGCAACAGTTGTATTCTGGACTACTTGATTACACTATTAAATTTGCAGAAGAGCGAAATTACTCGGTTGAAAACAACACAAAATCCTGTGGTGAAGCAATTACACTAGAGCAGGTTACAGATTTTGTAAAAACACTAAACATAACAGTTTCTGGCAAACCAATAATTCCACACAAGCATCAATTAGAGAGTATTCATCATTCTATTACTAACGGACGATGTTTATTGCTATCTCCAACAGGATCAGGAAAGAGTTTAATCATTTACGGGTTGGTTCGTTGGTATATGAACAAGTTACCAAAAGACAAAAAGATTCTAATTTTAGTTCCTACTATTTCTTTAGTTTCCCAGATGTATTCTGACTTTGTGGATTATGCCAAACACGATAATTTTGATGTTCATCGAAATTGCCACAAGATCTATGGTGGACAGGATAAAGAAACTCCAAAGCAGGTAATTATATCTACATGGCAAAGCATTTATCAGTTACCTTTATCTTATTTTAAACAATTTAGTGCCGTATTTGGTGATGAATGCCACTTATATAAGTCTAAATCCTTAACAGATATCATGGTTAAACTAAAGACTTGCCCATATCGCATTGGAACCACGGGCACGCTCGATGGCACGCTTACGCATAAATTAGTCATAGAGGGACTCTTTGGATTAGCACACAAAGTAACCACAACTAAAGAGTTAATGGACAAGGATATCCTGTCTAACCTTTCAATTGATTGTATTTTACTTAAATATCCAGATGTAATTCGTCAACAACTCAAAAAGATTACATATCAGGAAGAAATAGACTGGATTGTTCAAAACAAACAACGAAACCAGTTTATTACCAATTTAGCACTGAGTTTAAAAGGAAACACCCTGATTCTCTTTCAGTTTGTAGAGAAACACGGCAAAATACTTAAAGAAATGTTGGATAAAGCACAAGTAGATAATCGCAAGATATTCTTTGTGTATGGAGGAACAGAAGTAGAAGAACGAGAACAAGTAAGAGCAATTATTGAAGATGAAGAGAATGCTATTATTGTGGCTAGTTATGGAGTCTTTTCAACAGGTGTGTCTATTCGTAGATTGCATAATATTATATTTTCTTCTCCTTCTAAAAGTAGAATCCGTGTTCTTCAGAGCATTGGGCGCCAGTTAAGAAAATCTGAGTTCAAGGAAAACGCAAAATTGTATGATTTAGCAGACGATTTATCTTGGAAGTCATACAAAAATCATACATTGCGGCATTACGAAGATCGACTCAAGATATACGATTCTGAACTGTTTGCTCACCGAAAAATTAGTATCCCAATTGTATAAATACTATAAAGGAGCATTGTAATTTGAATACCCCGAAATATGTTCTTATAAAACTCATCTCTAGTGAAACAATAATTGGTACGTTGTTGAGTAATGATGATTCTACTCACACTATTGATATTGAAAATCCTTATGTGTTCAAAACAATGAGTGCAATGAACATAATTGGAATGAAGCAAGATCTTTTGATTTTTCGTAAATGGTTTGAATTCAGCGATGAAACGAAAATGTCAATTTTTACAAATTCAATTGCTTCTATTGTTACTCCAAATGAAATGTTAATTAAATTCTACTCAATTGAACTGTCTAGGGTAGAAAAGGATAAAGCAGAAGAAGAAACACCACCAGAAAATGGAGATAGTTCTTCTGAAGAAATAAACAATATTGCAGGAGATTTAAATCTTAATTTCAATTTTGATAATTCTGATCAGTTTCATGTCTTTATGGATAACATTCAAAAAAGCATTGATAATATGCTTGGTGGAATGGATGAGTTGATTGGAGACGATGAAAACATGGAAGAAGATATAATTGGACCTCCTCCTCCCCCTCCTCCAATCCGTAAGACTCCAAATAAGAAAAGCAAGACAAAGCGAAAGTTAACTCGTCCAACACAATCGTTTGATATTAAGTTTGATCCAACCATAAAGGATCTATCAGATTTACGGGGTTGGTCAGATAATCCGTCAGATTACTTCTGATTCATTAGGGCTTTAAGACCTAAAGGTCATTGAAACCCTACACAGTGGATTGTAATGATTATATTAAAACCTGTCAAGCCCTTTTTTAAGAAATTTTGAGAAACTTTTACTTGATTTCTTTGCAGGTTATGGTATACTTCCAACATCGAAAACCAAGAAAGGTTGTAAATGAAGAAAAAAACAGTAGTACATTATATTAACAATGTGGAATTTTTAAAAGAAATGGTAGCATGGAAAACTCAAGTAACAGAGGCAAAAGAATCAGGTGATTCAGTTCCACCAGTTACTTCATATATCGGGCAGTGCTTTATGGAGATAGCACAAAACCTAGCAAAGAAACCTAACTTTGTAAATTACCCATTCAAAGAAGATATGATTGGAGATGCAATCGAAAATTGTCTGATGTATTGCGGTAATTTTGATCCAAACAAATCACATAATCCATTCTCATACTTTACTCAAATTACATACTTTGCATTCTTACGCAGAATTCAAAAAGAAAAGAAACAGAACTTTATCAAGTACAAATATCTTCAACACATGGATGTTGATAACGATTTTGGAGTCTATTTAAAGATGATGGGAATAGGTGAGGATGAAGCAGAACAGTATAGAAAAATAGAAGAAGAATTAGGATCTGTGAAAGCAGAAAAGAAAAGAAAGCGAAAGAAAACAGATATCTTTGAGGATGAAAATTAATGCAAATTGCATTGATTAATGACAGTCATTTTGGTGCAAGAAACGATTCTCCGATATTTCTTGAGTATTTTCTTTCGTACTATGAGAATCACTTTTTCCCTTATTTAGAAAAACATAATATCAAAACTGTGTTTCATTTAGGGGACTTGTTGGATAGACGAAAGTATGTTAATTTTCATACTCTTTCTTCTGTTCAATCTAGATTCATTGATCGTATAGAACAGATGGGGTTAGATTTCTACTGTCTCATTGGAAACCATGACACTTATTTTAAAAACACAAATAAGATTAATTCAGTGTCTGAGTTGTTTAAGAGCAAGATGAAAGTAATTTCATCTCCAACTGAAATTGAAGTGGGAGGAGTTACCTTTGCGGCATTCCCGTGGCTTAACAGTACCAATTATGATACTTCTATGCAGTTGATAGCAGATACACGAGCAGAATATGCAATCGGGCACTTTGAGATTGCAGGATTCCATGTGTTGCGTGGGGTTCGGCACGAAGAAGGAATTGATGTTGCTATTTTGTCTAAATTCGACAAAGTATTCTCTGGACATTTTCACTGTAAACAAGCAGATAAGAATGTAGAGTATCTTGGAACACAGTATCAAATTACCTTTAACGATATGAATGAACCTAAAGGGTTTCATGTGTTTGATACAGACACCAGAGATCTAATCTACATTAAGAATCCAAGTAAGATATTTCATCAGATTCGATATGATGATAAGAACTATGATATGATGGAAACAGATTTTTCACAATACGAAAAATCGTATGTGCGGGTAGTAGTCGAAAAGAAAACAGATCCTGTTGTATTTGACACCTTTACACAGTCTTTATACGATGCTGGAGTATATGAATTAGGGTTTGTTGAGGACTATTCCGAGCAACAAACTATGTCTTCTTCTGTTGAAGACATATCAAAGGATACTATTAGTCTAATCAACGAAGAGGTTGATAAATTAGAAAATATTGACAATAAATTCAAACTCAAGAAAATGATTCATGAATTATATCTCGAGAGTTTAACCGTTGAGGAGTGATAAATACCAATATGAAATCTGAACATGAATTTTCCTTTTCTTTGGTGGAAGTAGACGAGAATACCACACAGGTTCTCTTTCTACCAAAGCACACCTCTATCATTCACGATATTTTTGAATCTTACGACTTTAACATAACAGATCACTCTGAGCGGTGTTTTTATGTAGATGAGTGTATGGATGATGTGTTTGAAGAGTTGGATTCCTATGAAGTAGATGAGGGATTAGTTGTTCTAACAGAACAAGACGATGGATTTTATCTTTCTCCCCTAGACGACATATATGAGATATTGATGGTAAGTGTTGTTAATGATGATCTTTTGCTAGAAGGCCCTGCTCGACGAAAATTAGTAATCCGTAAGGGAAAACGAAAGGTTATTTTCAAGTGCGGGCCAGGCCAAATGAAAATTGGTAAATCTTGTCGCCGTCGATCAACTACACAACTTAACAAGATGAAGAGACGTGCGAAAATCACTGCTCGTAAGTCTCGTAAGAAGCGAAGAAGCACAGCTAGAAAGCGAAAGCTTTCAATGCGGAAACGATCATTTATGATTCATACTACAAAGAAGAAGTCAATGACTCCTCGTCCACCGTCAAAACCAAAGCATTATAAACCAAAACGATAATATGGAGCATATTTGTGATAAAATTTCAGAAACTTCGTTGGAAGAATTTTCTTTCAACTGGTAATGTATACACTGAGATTGATTTCTTAAAGTCGAAATCAACGCTGGTAAATGGAGAAAATGGAGCAGGAAAGACAACGCTATTAGATGCGTTGGCGTTTGTTCTATTTGGTAAAGCATATAGAAATATTAACATTCCACAATTGGTGAATTCAATTAATGAAAAGGATCTTCGAGTCGAGATTGAATTTCAAATTGAAAGTACTGCTTATAAAGTGGTTCGTGGATTTGCTCCAAAGATCATGGAGATATACAAAAATGGAAAACTAATTGATCAAGATGCAAAGTCTAAAGATTATCAGGATATGTTTGAGACGCAGATTATTAAGATGAGTTATAAATCCTTTTGTCAGGTGGTAATTCTGGGATCAACTAACTACACGCCCTTTATGCGTCTAACTGCCGCAGACAGAAGAAGCATTGTTGAAGCTCTATTGGATATCAATATTTTTTCTGTTATGAACAACTTGCTTAAGGCCAAAGTACTCTTGCTTAAGGATGAAATGAAAGAAGCAGATAGTTCTTTAAAGTTGCTAAAGCAGAAGCAAGAGAGTCAACTTAAACTAATTAACAATTTAAAAAATAATACTCAACAAACTCTCAACAAATACAACAAAGAGATTGAATATTCAAATGCAATATGTGACGAGTTACGAACAGAAATTGCAAGTATTATGGTTATTATTGAGGGGTTAGCATTAGGAATTACAGATTCAGTCGCTGTCTATAAAACAAAGAATAAACTTGAGTCCTTATCTGATCAGATTGAAACTAATATTAAAGTAACTAAAAAGAATCTGTCCTTCTACAAGGATAACGATACCTGCCCAACCTGTACACAGAGTCTTAGCGAAGAGGTGAAGTGTAGTCACATAAAGGAAAAGGGAGATAGACTAGATGAATTTCATGCAGGGTTGGTTCTTTTACAAGAAAAGATTGCAGTCACGGATGCTAGAATTATAGAGATAGAAGATCTTAGTAACAAAATGATTGCATCAGAACGAGAACTGGTAGTAAGGAACTCTGCTCTTGCAGAGTCCACCAGATACATCACAAAGATTCAAACAAATATTCAAGAGTTATCTGCAGATTCAGAGAATATGACAAAAGAACAAGAGGTTCTTGTTGATATTCAAAAAGAAACAGATCAGCACCAAACCACAAAAAATACACATCTTGAGGATGCGTTCTATTATAATGTAATTAGCACTCTTATTAAAGATGGTGGAATCAAAGCAAAGATTATTAAACACTATCTTCCTATTATGAATAAGATTATTAACACATATCTTAATCAGATGAATTTCTTTGTTAAGTTTGAACTGGATGATAACTTTGTAGAAACCATAAAGAGCAGACACAGGGATATCTTTACATACGACAGTTTCAGCGAAGGAGAGAAACGCAAAATTGATCTTGCATTGCTGTTTGCATGGAGAGCAACTGCTCAGTTAAAGAACTCTGTGAGTTGCAATCTACTAATCTTTGATGAGGTTCTTGATGGAAGTTTGGATGATGTTTCTACTGAGTGTTTCTTGGATATTCTTAAAGGAATTAAGAAAAACACCAATGTATTTGTTATCAGTCACAAATCCAAAGATATCCTACAGGACAAGTTTGAAAGACATATTACCTTTGTCAAGAAGAACAACTTTAGTGTGTTATTATGAACATAGCAAAAACTACTGATTATAAAGATATTGTAACCGTGTTTCAAGACAAGCGAAAGTTGTTTCCTCATATTCGTCTAGACTATATTGATAGTATGATTCGCGCCTGTAAGTGTGTGTTTCAGGATGGAATTGTTATTATGTTTACACGATACAAGAGAAAAAATCGAATTGGAAATGTGATTGCGCCAAAAGGAACTTACACAATAAAGCAAATTGTTAATTCTAGTATAGGAAATGGAAACGCACAGAAAATCCTTACTTTGTTCTTGACGCAGGTGGAAGATGATGTATACTTATCTGTTCGTGCAGACAACCTACGAGCAATTCAATTCTATCTAAAGAACAATTTTGTAAAAGTTGGAACAATTGCTTGGAAAAATGGAACAATCCCTGGCCATGTATATTGCTACTCAAAATCCCGTCAGTTATACTGAAACACCACAATTGATTGATCCAGAATATCAACGCAATTCGTATATTGTTAATTCACCCATAAACGTCCTGTTTGAGGATCTTATGGATATGACTCCTGATAAATTTCGGGAGTGGGTGATTCAAATGCGGAAAGAGATTACACAAGCATGGGACGAACATGGTTGTCCTCCTCGTACAGGAAAAGACAAACAAGATATCATTGATAGTTTTAATCGGTTGGAAAGTTATCCTGTTCATGAATTTGAATACACAGATGAACTCACTGATGGAAGTATTCCTGATGTAATCATAAACAAATCTAGAGCAGGGGTTGAAGTTGATCAATGGTTTTCTAATATGTTTAAAACTAGAATCAACTATTCAGAAAAAGATAATGGTTACTCCATCTATGATCTTGTAGCAAATGATGATTTCTTGGATCGGGTAGTGAAAGGATCTATGCGACACCTTCGCAGAGACTCGTTCTATTCTCATGCTTTGTCTGCAATTCGACATTCCACGAAATACTCTGTGGTTGATGTATCATGTGGCCAAGAATGGATGGAAGCATTCTTTGGTAATCCCACAATCTTTAAAGATCATGATTTTTTATTAGAACAAATTGAACCCAAGGTTGGTATGAACACTGGGTACTTTCAATTAGATCAATCCGATATCCTTGTTCTATCAAAGGAACAAGTTGAAAATTGGAAAGATAAGATGAAGTATCGTCATCATTCCACCTTTGATATTAACAATCTTCCAGACGATAAGATATATTCAATTCGAGTCTACAGCAAGGGAGAACGAGTTTTTCCTTCTGGATTTAAATGTTTCCGAATTGGATATATTCAACCAGCAGTCAATTTTCCTCCTCTAACAGCAAAGTACCTATATGAAAGATTCACAGAACACTGCAAACAACAAGACAAAGTGGTTATTTACGATCCTTCTTGCGGTTGGGGAGGCCGTATTTTGGGTGCTATGTGTGTTACTGACGATAGGACTGTGCATTATATCGGGACTGACCCAAACACGGAAAACTTTCCGCAAGGTGCGCACCAGTTTGGTAAATATGGTGCGTTAGCAGACTTTTATAACACTAAAACATATCGAGGAAATTCATTCTTTTCCCATGCGAACACATATGAAATTTTCATGTTGGGTTCCGAGGTTATCGGAGAATCTGTTGAATTTGCCAAATATAAAAATCAAGTTGATTTGATTTTTACTTCTCCACCATATTTCAACCGAGAAGCATATTCAGAAGATCCTACTCAATCATATAAGAAATTTTCCTCATATGAGTCCTGGCGAGATGGATTTTTACGCCCAACGTTAAAAACTTGTGCCGAAGTATTGAAAAATGATAGATACCTTTTGTGGAATATAGCAGATTTACAAATCAAGGGAGAGTACCTCCCATTACAAGAGGACAGTCGGAAGATCTTAGAATCTTTCGGGTTGGTGTACAAATACACACTCAAGATGGCACTAGAACCTATGCCAGGTCAAAATCGGGTAGACGAGAACGGAATTCCTAAATGCAAGAATTTTTGCAAAGTGAATGGCCGTGTAATGAAGCACGAACCAATATTTGTCTTCTACAAACCTTGACAACCTTTCCTTTTGGTGGTACAATACAACCATGAAGAATCACCATAGAAATTCGCATGAGAGCGTTGTGATGGGAAAAGAACCACTTTGGGTGGATTCTGACTCTATGACACAGGAAGAGTTGTCTGCTAGATTCAGTCTTGCGTTGAACTGGTACAATTACTTTTGTTCTCCAGAAGAATATCGAGAATTTGTTCTTGAATATTGTAAAAAGACAGAAGGAATGTCAAAGGATTTTCAAGAGCGAGTTAAGCAAATTCAGAAAAATAATTCTGTGTTTTCTAATATAGGTGCGCTGTGTAGAATTCTTTCTTTGGGTGGAAAACTACCCACAAAAGAAGAAGGATACTTTCAGAGACATATGGCAGAATTGCGTATGTCTGCAGAGTCTGTTTCTACTACTCAAAAACAAAAGGAAGTTGCCCACGCTCCTGATGTTCAACAGAACATACAACAAAAGATTAGAGAAACTATTTCAAAGATGGAAGTTAATATGGATATGTTTATAGAAGCGCCAGATTATAAACAATTCGTCAAAAGTTTCAATATTGATTCGTGGATTGTTGGCCACAAATTAAAAACATATGAGTGTGCCGCACTTCATAAATTCTATGCACACAGAATTAAAGAAAAAGAAGAAGCGTTAACTGGTTCAGATCCTCAACTAAACGAAGCATATGCATATCTTGGAAAAGTTAAACTTCGCAAGATGGTGGAGTTTATGCAAGAAATTATTCGTACTGCTGAACACTATGCACTTCTTAAAATGGAACAAAAACCACGAAAGAAAAAGAAAAAGTCACCTGAGCAACTCACCAAAAAGTTGCTTTTTCAGAAAGAAGATACAGAATTAGGATTGACTTCTGTTGATCCTCGTGATATAATAGGTGCATCGAAACTCGTTGTATTCAACACAAAATTGCGTAAGATGTCCATATATGAATCACAATCTTCTGAGGGATTCTCTGTTCGAGGAAGTACTCTGTTGAATATAAACAAAGCTAGCAGTAAAACTGTTCGCAAACCAGGCCCATTCTTAAAATCAATGGGTGATGGAATTCGTAGTATAACAAATCATTATGATGCGTTAAAAGCAAAAGAATCAGAACCAACTCCCCGTCTCAATCAATTTACTATTATTATAAAGGCTATCCATTGATATTAGTTGACAACACCCAAATCATTCTATCGTCTCTCTTTGCTATGTACCCAACCCCACAGAGTATGCAAGAAGCATCTGATGATCCTCTTGATCTAATTAGGCACATTACCCTGAACACATACCGGATTATCAAGAACAAATTCGGATCTGAGTATGGGGATATTGTTATTTGTCAAGATGCTGGGAATTATTGGAGAAAAGATCTTTTCCCGCACTACAAAGCAAATAGAAAGCGTACCGAGTCAACCAACAAAGAATATTGGGATGGAATTTATGCATCTTTACGCACAATGCGTATAGAGATTGCAGAGAATATGCCCTATCGCAACCTTTGGGTGGAACGATGCGAAGCAGATGATATTATTGGTGTTCTTGCAAAACACTATTCTCCAACAGAGAAGGTTTTGATTGTCTCAAACGACAAAGACTTTCAACAACTGCTTGTTTTTCCTAATGTTCGTTTGTATAGTTATCAAAAGAAAGCATATGTGGTATGTCCTGATCCTGCGGCATTCTTATACGAACAAATTGTTCGTGGAGACTCTAGTGATGGTGTACCAAATATCTTGTCAGAGGATGACACTATTATTTCTTCAAATAAGAGACAAAAACCTATTACTGCCAAACGCCTAGTGGAGTTTTGTCAAAATATTCCAGACGAGAATAAAGAAAACTTCAAAAGGAATCAACAGATGATAGATCTCAACTACATACCTGTATCATATCAGGAAGCGATCCTAGAAGAATATGTCAACACTAAACAAAATGTCGGTCGCATATACAAATATTTCGCTGAACATAAATTAGCAACCATGATGGAATCCATATCCGAGTTTTAAACCATGTATAAATCAATAAATGAAATCATTGCAGAGATAGAAGAATCACCTTCTACAGAATCACAACTTGCTCTTGTTCGTAAATACGCACAAGAGTTACCATATGTTAAACCATTTTTGAAATGGGCGGTGTTGAACAATAAAGCACCAACATTTGATAAAATTCCTGAGTATAAGCAAAATATGGTTGGTATTACCTTCTCTTATATTAAATTAGAGAATGCATTAAAATCTCTTCCTTATTTCTTTGCTGGGCCAAACTATATGGCTAATAAGAAACGAAAAATGGATAAGTTGTTTTCTATTCTACAAGAGATGAGTTGGTTAGAAACTTCTCTCTATGAGGATTTAGTAATGAACAAATTCAAACATAAAGTGTTAACCAAAGAGTTTGTGTTGGAGGCGTTTCCGTCAATGGAACTTGTTGCATAATGTCTCGGTCATACAGAAAAACAGATCGTAA